CGGTGGGCGGCCGGTGTTGCACTACACCAACCAGGAACCCCTTAGCCTGTGGCGGGATGCGGTGGCGGAGTCTGCCCGTCGTCAGGGATTCACCACGCCTACGCCTGGGCCGTTCGGTGTATCCATCGACATCGGTGTCGCCCGCCCTCTAGGGCACTACAGCATCAGCGGCAAGGTGCTGCCCCGCTATACCGATGCCTGGCCTGATCGGCGACCGGACATCGACAAGCTTGCCAGATCCATCCTCGACGCCCTCACCGGGTTGGTGTGGCGGGATGATGGGCAAGTCGTCATCCTCGATGTGGCGAAACGGTATGCGGATACGCCCAGCACCAGCATCGTGATCACTTCCCTATGAGCGCATACCGAACCCTTCGCAGGTTGGTGCTGGTGCGTGATGGGTTCGTATGCCAGATCTGTTGGGGTGAGGGTGCGGATACTGCCGATCACATCATCCCCCGTGCACTTGGGGGGGTGGACTCTATGGCCAACCTGCGGGCAGCACATAGGTCATGCAACAGCAGCAGGGGTGCACCTGGCCTACGCCTCACACGCATACAGCGTGCGCCACATGCACGCATACGCATGCATGATGTGAATGCATAACGATGCACATCAACATGCATAACGATGCAAGAGACGGCGGTACCGTTTCTGGTGGGGTGTGCGGCAACCCCGCCAAACCCTCACGGATTTAACGTAGTAGGGCAGTGGTCACCCGACGCATAGCTATACAGGACCGCAAGCCTCGCCAGCAGACGCCTGGGAGGCTGATGGCAGGCTCGGCTGTGGGCGGAACCAAGCCGAAACTGCCCCGATTGGCCAGATCCACCCGGACCCTCCTGTACCTGCCCCGGTGGGAAACGCCTCCGCCCCCGAACGCCACCGACAGCTATGGCCCCGCCGTCGTGCGGTTCGCCTACCGCAAGCTGGGCATCGACGTTGACCCCTGGCAGGAACATGCCCTGACCGGCGCCCTGATGCACGACGACATCGGCGACCTGTTGGCGCGTATCGCCCTATGGTCGACCGGCCGGCAGAATGGGAAGACCGTCGGTGTGCGCGTCCTGATCGACTGGATCCTGGCCGAGGGTCGCAAGCTGCCGGCGTTCGCTGGTTGGGCGAACATCCTGTCTGCTGCCCATGACAGCCGGCAGGCTCGGCTGCCCTACCGCCAGGTGTTGGGTGATCTGCTCCACAGCCCGATGGCCAAGGAGTTCACCCTCACCCGCATGGCCGGCATCAGGACCGTTGACGGCCAGCTGACGTATGACGTGGCCACCAGCGAGTCCGGCAGCCAGCGAGGCAGCAGTAACGGCCTGATCACCTGGGATGAGGTCCTGACCCAGCGCGATACGGATATGTTCGAGGCATTGGGGCCGTCGATGGTGGCCCAGCGATCACCGCTAATGGTCCTGACCAGCACCGCCGGCCATGCCGATAGCGTCCTGTTGCGTCGGTTCTATGACCGCCTGGTGGGGATCGCCGAGCAGGACATCGCCCCGCAACCTACCTTCTACGGGGCGTGGTGGGCCGCCCAGGAGCCCACCACCGCCCTCGACTGGGAGCAGGTCGCCCGCGCCAACCCCGCCCTTGATGGCAGGCTCCCGCGTGTTGCCATCGAGTCCGAGTACGCGATGGCCACCCCCGATGGCTGGGTGAGGGAGCGCCTCAACCTGTGGCCGGATGTCACGGTGGCCACCGCCTACGCCCCCGGTGTCTGGGGTCGGTGTCGAGTGCCGGAATACCCGTTGGCGGGGGTGGACGGGCCCTTTGCACTGGGCGTTCAGGTATCCATCGGCTGGATGCGGGCGAGTATCGTGGTAGCGGCCGTGAGGCCTGACGGCAGGGTGGCGGTCGAAGTCCTGAACGACTTCCGGGGATCAGAGGACCATCCGGTGGAGGCCGAACAGGTAACGGCCGCCATCGCTGCCTTTGCCAACACCCACCCCCTCCAGGTCATCACCTATGACGCCTCCGGGGCACTGGCACCGTCAGCCACCCGCCACGCCCTCGCCACAGGGTTGCCGTATGACCCACTGAAGCCTGGCGCCATCGTGGCCGCCTGTATGGACCTTGACGAGCTGATCGGGTCAGTGAGGCTGGCCCACAACGATCCCCTGATGGACTACCAGCTGCCACTGGCCGCCAAACGCCCGGTCGGCACCGACGGGGCATGGCGCTGGGGCATCCGAGCCAGTGCCGGCGACATCGACACCATCGTGGCCATGACCTATGCCGCCCACGCCATCACCTATAAACCCCCGGTGCCGATGGTGTTCTGACGTATTGACCGTCAGATATAGGGTGTACACTCCCGCCCGTGAGCCGTTTCATGGATGTATTGCTGCAACGGCGCGAGACGGCGCCGGCAGCGCGACCTATGGTCGGCTTCGCCGACACCGGGGGCCTGGTCGGGTCCGGTGTCACGGCCACCACCACCATCGGCCTATCCAGCGTGTGGCGGTGCCTGGACATCCTCAGCAATGGGGTATCCCAGCTGCCCTGGTACGAGCGTCGGGGCACGCTGGACCTCCCGCCCTCAAGGATCGTCAACAGGCCGCAGGCGCACCGCACCCGCCGGGAGTGGACCAGCCTGGTGGTCAGCACTCTCGCCCTCCATGACGTGTGCTATCTGCTGAAGGTCGGGGGCGACGATGCCGAAGGCGTGGCCATGGGCCTGTGGCCGCTGGACCCGTCGCAGGTGCAGCCCACCACCTACGGCCACCCGTTCTTGCCGCCCACCCACTACTACGTGGGCATGACGGTCGTGCCGGCTGATCGCATCGTCATCCTGCGCCGGAGCCCCCAGCCTGGCATCGAGGATACGTTGGGCGGCATCCTGCGCCTCGCCCGTATCACCTTCGCTTCCGCCATCGCCGCCGAGTCCTATAGCAGCCGGTATTGGCAGGGTGGGGGGAGCAGCAGCATCGCCCTGGAGACTGACGCCACCATCGACCAGGACGCCGCACAGAAGATGTCCGACGCCTGGGCCGTCAAGCGTGCCCGTGGGCCCGACTACGTGCCGGTGTTGGGTGGTGGCCTGAAGGCCAAGAACCTGGGGCTGGACCCCACCAGCGCCAGCGCGGTGGAGGCGAGGCGTGAGCTGGTCGCCGATGTCGCCCGGTACTTCGGGGTGCCCACCCGCATCGTCAACGCCCCGACCGGCGACAGCGAGACCTACAGCAGCACCGAGGCGGCCAACCAGGACCTCGTGCGGTACACCCTTCAGAACTACATCGGCGCCATCGAGGATGCCATCACCGATCAGCTGCCGGGTGGCCGGCACCTGTTCATCGACCCCGCCAAGCTCACCCGTGGCACGTTCCTGGCACGAGCGCAGGCCTTCCAGCTGGCGACCGGTGGAAAGGCGTGGATGCTGCCCGAGGATGTGCGTGACGATGAGGGGCTGCCCCCAGTAGAAGATCCAGACAAGCTCAACCCACCGCCACCGACTCCGGTGGCTGTAGCAGGAGGTTCCGACAATGGGCGAGAACAAGCCAGCAACAACGCCGGCAGCTAAGACCGGTCAGGCCGTTACCCCAGCCGTCAGTGATGACACAGGGGTGCTGCCAGTCGGCGCACATGACCCGATCAACCCCGACGGCGAGCCCCGCACCGAGCGACCGGGGGAGATCCTGGGCTCCGCCCCCGAGACGCCCGAGCACATCGTGGAAGGCCAGCAGATCAATGCTGACCGGGCCGACCTCGTGACCAAGGCGGTGGACAACGCCAACCGCTACGCCCTTCCGAAGCTCGGCGGCAACGAGGCCGACAACTGGGAGGCCGACAAGCAGACGCTTGAGGATGCCAAGAAGACCCCGGCCGACAACGCCAAGGCGGCAGAGAAGTAGTCATGCCGCGCACGACGTTCGATGCGATCAGCACCGTCAGGCTGGCGGCCGACGACCCACGGGCGGTGGAGGGTATCGCGGTGCCGTATGGCATCGAGACGGCCGCCACCGAGCTGGGCCGTGAGGTGTTCCATCCGGGTGCCTTCGCCGCCGACGTTGCGCGCTGGATGGGCCGCAAGGACGGGGCGCGTATGGCGTTCCGTCCGGCCCACCGTGAGAAGCCGGTCGGCACCGTGACCCACCTGGAGGACACCCCCGAGGGGGTCATGTTCCGGGCCGTCATCCGGGAGACGCCGGCCGGTGACGACTACCTCGCCGACGTGCGTGACGGCCTCAATGGGGTATCCATCGAGGCGCAGATCGACCCCACCGACAGGCGGGGTCAGGGTGGTGCCATCGTGCACCGCCTCGCCAAGCTACATGCCATCGCCGGCAGCGTGTCGCCGGCCTATGACGGGGCGCGTATCGCCCTGCGCGATATGGAGGATGCCCCCGTGACCGAGACCAATACCGAGGCCGAAACGACGGCCGTCGCCCCCATCGCCCCCGCCGAGCGTGAGGCGAAGGAAACCGGTGACCTGGTAGTGCAGGACATCGACCGCAGCTACGGCATGACCGTCACCCGTGCGGAGGCCATCTACGGCCCCGGCACCGGTCACGGCATCCTCCGCGACATGCAGCTGGCCCGCGAGGGTGACAGTGCCGCCGCCGAGCGCCAGGGACGCTACCAGCTTCACATCGCCGACGTGGAGCGCATGATCGAGCGAGCCGGCGACGTGCTCAGCTCAGAGACTACATGCCGGGCCTCCTGACCACCCGCATCCTCAAGGGCCGCCCGATGGGTAGCTTCTACAATCGGGTGCCGGTGACCGATGGCCGCCCCCGGATCTATCCGAAGGTCACCACCAGCACCACGGTGGCGGTGCAGTCAGCAGAAGGCGTCAACCCTGCCGCCAGTGACTTCGCCACCACGGCCACCACGGTCACGCCGCTGATCTATGGCGCAGAGACAGTGGTCAGCCGGCAAGTGCTCGACGGCGCCGACCCGGCCGCCGAGAACATGATCATCAACGACATGATGGAGGCCTACGCGCAGGCATCGGAGACGGTCATCAAGACCGCCGTCGAGGCAGGCAGCACGGCATCGGGTACCGCCATCACGGCGGCCACCCCCAACGCCGGCCTGATCGGCAACATCGTGGCATATCAGCAGGCACGCTTCAGCCCACCGCAGGCGGTGTTCGTGCCGGCTGCCCTGTACACGGTGGCGATGGCACAGGCCGACAGCACCGGCCGGAGCCTGTTCGGGTTCATCAACCCGACCAACGCCACCGGCACCCAGGGCACCGCCAGCAATGGCGCCAGCCTGCTGGGCGTCGATGTCAACCTGTCGTGGGCCTCGACCGCCAACGTGGTCGTCACCGGTGCCCCGTCCGACTTCGTGATCTTCGAGTCATCCATCGCACGCTTCAGCTATGAGGCGGTCACCGGACCGGCAGGCGTCCGCATCGGTATCTG